CCTTTTGGGTCTTTAATCCCACTAGCCATAGTTTTTCTTTTTGTTCTTCATTGCAGTCTTTGCTGCTCTGCGAAAGTTTGCAGCTGTAGGTGCGCCTTTATCTCCTGGCTTTCTCATTTTCTCACCACTTCCAGCAGCAATTCTTTTTCTCTTATTGTGAATGTTTTTATAAAGTCCTGGCATTACTCTTGCCCTCCTAAAATGGGTTGACCACGTAATCTTCTAGCACGTACAAACGCTGCACGCTCTGCACCACTTCTTCTTAATCTTTCTTCTTCTTCTTTATCAATTGTTTGGCGGATTGCATCCAGTCTTTGCTCTGTTTGCTGAGTTTCTTCTTCCAGCGTAGCAAGTTGTCTTTCAGATTCTTCAGTAAACTCTTGCATCTCTGCTTCAAACCTTCTTGCTTCAGCAATTTGTTTTTGTCGTAACGCTTCATTTTCATCTCTTTGTCTTTGTAAATCGTTTTGTAAATCAGTCAATGGTTTATCAATCAGTGATTGAAAATATTCATTGTCAAATGTTGGCGGTTCAGTTGTGAACTCTGGCTCTGGTGTAATACCTACAACTGTTCCACCTCGAAAACCAAATGTGTTTGGTGCAAACTCTACACCTCTAGTTGTATTGCGATTTGTGATGTCATAAGTTAATCCAGTAACAGGGTCACGAAATGTTTGTTGGAATTGACCTGTACCGCCAAAACCTACCATGCTCTCTACTTTACGAATACTGTCTGCTTGTCGCACTTCACCTGTCTGAGCATACACACGATTTGTTGGTGCATCTTGCATGACAACGCCAGTAAAACCACCTTGTTGAAACAAGCTACCAGGTTGGTTTATTCTTGCTCCCATTGAACCAGAGGTTGGTAAAAATCTACCTCCACGATACAATGAACCTGTAAAATCATCGAACTGCACAGAGTATTCATCATAAAGCCGGTCATACTCTTGCATCTTTGCTTCGTATTCTCTTAGGTATTCAGCTGCAAGTGCCATTACGCCCCCAAAGTTGTTTGTGCTGACTTAATGCCTAGTTCTGGATTCAAACGTGTTTGACTTAGCAAACCACGCATACCACCTCGCAATCTTCTTGCCCTGGCAGATGCTTGCTCCTCTTGTACTTCTTTTCTTCTTCGTTCTTCGATTTCTGTTTGCAAAGCTGCTTCTCTTTTTTCTGCCTCTGCACGTTGCTCTTCATAGCGAGCAGTTTCTTGTTCTAAAGAAGTTTGTGCAGTTTGAAATTGTTGGCGTTGTACATCTACCATTGAATTATAAGCATCAATAACTTTTTGTCTCTCAGCGCTAGCGGTTGCTTGTTGATCTGTAAGTAGTTGCAGTTCTTGTGCTTGATTTTCTAACTGTGATGCGTAATAGCCTGTCTGCTCTTCACGCATTTTTTGTGATTCTTTCAACGCAGCTTTTGCTTGTTCAGCTGCTTGCCTCGATGCTTCTTTTCCAGCTTTGCGTGCTTTGTCTGCTGACTTTTTTGTTTGATAAGCACCATAAACTGTTGCTGCTGCTGCTATAGATGAAATTACTGTTGCTGCTGTTGCTTGAGGCATATTATTTTAACCTTACAAACATTAAATAATCTGTTTTATCTGTTCCGTAATCTTTCATTACACTTTCAAATTCAAAACCTAAATGCTTCGGGAATGTGTTTGAATACCTTTCATTTGATGCTATTGCATACTGTATTCGATGACAAGCGTTTGATATCAGCATGATATCTAATATTTTTTTTATTCCAAATAAAATTTGTCTACGGTATTTCCAACGCACAGGATTGTTAAATATTGCCCACAGATTTACAACGCCTACGTGATTAAAAATTAAACCACCAACAAGCAAACATTGGTTGTCTGCAAGTAAAGCACCAGAAGCAAAACTAATCTCAATGTTCAACTCCATCAAATTTTTATCAAAACCTTTTGAGCCAAACCCAACTGCATAATTTTTTACTGCTTCAATGTGTTCGTTTTTTATATCAACCCACTCGCAGTTATGTCGTACTAATTCTTGATTTGCTTCAAAAACTAAAGACATCAAAATCCGTTACTGCGTTTACTTGTGGAATATGTCCAGAAGGTTGTCTGCTTCTAGTCAATCTTTTGTGTTCGCCACCGCCTAGCAGCAAGTACCCAAAAGCATCGCCAATGTGTGACGAATCGTTTTTGTTTGGCTCATCTCTAAAGCGTTCCTGACCAGCACCCATATTGACACGCTTGAAATGATAACCGCCACTAAGTGCTTTGCGTAATTGTTTGCAATCTACATTGACAATCAACCCAGGTTTGCCTTTTATCAAACGCAGCATCGGTGCTGCTCCAGCTTCCCTTCGTACTTTAAAATTATTTGATGGTGCTGGTTGTGCAGTCAGGCCAATTGATCGCAGATGGTCAAAAGCAGTTGTTTCATAAATTTGGTCACGTGCAACACCAGCTGGGTCACCCCAGATTTTGATTTCTGCTTTCGGAAAACGTGTGTTTACTTCTGTCAAAAGCTGGTTCGCAAATCGCTCCAAACCCATATCGAATGTCACAATCTCATGCAGTATAATCCACTGCCCAGACAAACTTCTTTGACCAATAACAGCTGCTGGTGTTAATCCAAAGTCCAAACCAATTTGTAGTGGTAGTGCTGGTTCATACTCAACAACTCCTGACATCATTTGATCATTGTATTCTTCCCAAACGCTGCGACCTTCTTTTACAAATGTAAGTTGACCTTGTGCGTAACAGCGAATCCAATCTAAATTTTTTCCAGGCAACATTTGCTGGTAATACCCAGCTGGTAAATTGTTTAAATTTTCTGCCTTCTCATTTATTTTCCACCACTTGCCACCAGCAAAACAATGCCCATTTGCCTCTGGCATTTCCGGTAACTTATCTGGTGATACTTCTAACACTCCTGGCGGTTGATGAAAAAAGTGCCATGCAAACTCGCCTTTAACTTTTTCAGACATCATGTTTGCTATCCAATGATCACTGTCGCTAGGGTTGGAATCCATCCACAGTCCATGCCAAGTAGCACCGCCATCTCTTTTCGTTGGGTATCTTCCAACACGATGCGTTATGCCATCGATTACTGCTTTCGGTAGTTCGCGGCTTTCATTCACCCAGCAGCCTGTTAATTCTAGCGAGAGCAATTTCCTCACATCTTTTGGCGTGTCTAATGCTAAAAAAATCACTTCACAATCAATACCAGCTGCATCGCCTCTGCTGGGTAAACGTATGTGATGGGTGAGTGGGGGAGTCCAATTCATGCTGCCAAACACATTTTCAGGTATCAGTTCATGCCACGTTTTTATGGTTGTAGTTTTCAACATTGGATAGGAATTACGCACAACCGCAAAGCGAGTGTAACGAATGCCATCAACTGGTGATGGTTTTTGCCGGACTGCACGCATCATAATTTCAGCAGCGCAAGCATAACTTTTCCCACTACCAACTGCACCAATAATGCCACGTACAAACGCATTGCTTTGTAAAAATTTATAGACTGTTGGCGATTGACTAAAGTCTAAATTTAAACCAGTTTCATCAATCTTTTTGTTTGTTCTCGTTTTGGTTTTCGGCATAGTGTTCGATCAATCTATCAAAATAAAATTTGGCTTTCAAT